GCCGAATTGGCGTTCGATCTGACCCAGGGCCGCAGCCAAGGCGCGCTTCTTGTTGTCGTCCATTGAAATCATCACGTGTTCGAATTGGCCCTGATGGCCGGAATAACTGTATAAGTAGCCAGTATTATTCCACAGGGATGCATTTCCGCAAACCCCTGTTGTCGAATTACTCGGCACCAAGCTGTAACAAGCCGTCTAACGCGGCGATCACCGTTTGTCGGCGCACCGCTTCGCGGTCGCCGTCGAAGTGGCGGCGCTCGCTGCATACACGGCTGCCGTCGGCCCAGGCCAACCACACGGTGCCTACCGGTTTGGCCGGGGAGCCGCCGTCGGGCCCGGCCACACCGCTGACCGCCACGGCAAAGCGTGCCCCGCTGGCGGCCTGGGCGCCACGCACCATGGCCTCGACCACTTCCTGGCTGACCGCCCCAACCTGGCCGAACAACACCTCGGGCACGCCCAGCTGGCGGGTTTTCTGTCGATTGGAATAGGTCACATAACCTGCTTCGAACCAGGCCGAACTGCCGGAGACACGCGTGATGGCCTCGGCGATGCCACCGCCCGTGCACGACTCAGCCGTGCTCACCTGGGCATTGAAGCGGCGCATGTGCTCGCCAAGACGGGCGGAAAGAACAGTGATCGGGTCCATGACGAGCTCCTGGGAAGATTGGCCACTACCCTAGCAGAGAGTTTCCGGGCTGGTTACTGCCAGGTCTTGCCCACACGCTGCGCCAGCCAGCGGGGCCGGAAAATGAATGAAAAGCAGGTAACTGATTAACCCAGCGCAGCCAGGCGAACAGTCACTAGGGCGCGCCATGGTATCGCCCGCCGAGGCCTTGTCAATTGACGCGCAAGGATCAAGCCCCCAGGCGCGTAATAATGCTCGACGCGCAAGACTGATCAGTGCTGCAAGCCCCGAATGTAGTCCTGACAGGCGCGCAGGGCGATCAGTCCGCGATCGCCGTCGTCGCTGATGGCGATAATTCGTCGAGCATGCGCCGGGTCAAGTCGGGCGCGTACGGGGCCATGATCCATGCCGCCGGGGTCGGCGGTGGCAGGCACGCCGGCACAGGCGGCGTCGCGCTCGACCAAGACCGACAAGCGCAGATCGGCAGTAGCAAGGCGATCACGCAGGCGTGCTTGAGTCTGTTGCACATCGGCAAGCTCCTGGAAATGTCTCGATTCACTGTCATGCAGGCGTTGTTCAAGCCCCAGGCGCTGGTCACGCTCGGCCAGTAACTGGCGATTGACCAGCAGCGCCTGCTCGCGCAGCTGCTGCTCATGCCGCTGGGCCTGCTGCGCCAGTTGCCCGCCATAACGCCAGGCCTGGACTTGCCAGGCAAGCGTCACACAGAACACAACCAGCAGCGCGTACAGCCCGAACTGCACACGGTTCAACACAGCACCTCGCGGGCACGCGCCCATAGCTTGAGGCGGTCATCCAGGCCATTGAGGCCGCCGTTGATGTGGCGGGTAATGCGGTTGAATTCACTTCGATCAGCCAGCGCATTGAGCCCACGTGAATGCCAGAACCAGGCCGCCGACTCACAGGCCCAGCGTGGCTGCTCGAGCATCTGCGGTTGTGCCAGCAAGCGCTCGTCGCCGAACAGGGCTCGGCTGCAGGCTTGGTAATTGTTGCGCCCGGTGACCTGGATCAGGCCACGGCCGCAATACAGCTGGCCATCGCCATCGGCTTGGGGCGTATTGCCCAGGCGCAGGGCCAGGCTGCCGGTGTCATAGCGTGCCAGATAGCGATCGCTCCCCAGCTCTTTTACGTAACGCAGCTGGCCGGACTCATGGCCAACCTGGGCGAGAAACGCGGCAATTCGCTTGGGATGATTGATCTCCCAACGGGCCATGGCCTCGTTGAGTGGTGCGAGAAACGCGCCGGCTCGTTGGCCGGCGAGAGGATAAATCTGCTTGAGTTGGCTCTCCGTGAGCATGGGGTACCTCCTGGTTTAGTTCGAACTCCAGTTGAAGCCTAGAGCCTTCATGTGACCCTAAGTGCTCGACAATAGAGAGCAGTGGCTTCTTCGGGCACAGGGAAACCCGTACTGGGGATAAATGATGAGAACCACTTAACCTAAAACGAAAAAGCCCAGACGAGGCCTGGGCAAAAGTTGCGACTTTAACTTTCAGCCGCCTTAACTGCATTATCCGATTTAAGAACCTGAACTTAGCACGCATTATTCCTACATCACGCGCAGAAATCACCTACAAACAACAACTCAACACCAAAAATATGCAAGCCGCAACTCATTAACTATTGGCCTCTAGAGCGCCATGCGACCAGGGCAGCAAAAACAAAGCAGGGTATTGCCACGACAATACAGAAAATCGCTAATCGTGTAGACTGCTCATTGTACAAGGTAACGATTTGACGATTCATTCGATCATCGAACAAGATTCGCCCTTGCTGGGTAGCCATTTGGCGAATTGTAACACCCTGCTCTGTGTCTTCTACGGTCAGCCTTACTTTGTAACCTATTCGCAGCCCCAATTGATCGAAGGCGTCTTTGTACGCAAACATGGCCTTACCGTACAGCACACCTTGTAGCCTGTAGGACACGCCAAACTGCAACAGCGACTTATCAACTCTCCATTCATCAGCGTATCCACTAACCCATCCATCCAAAGTAATCTGACTAAGGGGATCTGGCGCTATGTAAGTTTTTTTGTCGTAGCAATAAAATGTAGCAAAGACCATCATCGTCACACTTACACATAGCAGGTAGACTATCTGCATTCGTGTCGTCTTCGGCGGGGGATTTTCGCAGGAATACTCCATTGGCTTACTTTAAGCTTCCGTAAAATTAATGTGTCCTTAGCATGAAGAAATCAGTGATAGCGATCAATACCCCCAAAGCTCCATTGCAAGCCAGGATGTTCGAAGGGTCCGATATCTATGTTCCAGCCACGAGAAATGGGGAGAGGAAAAATCATCGGAAGCGAATCAACCTCGACATAACCTGCGCCGCCACTACTAGCACGCGTGTCTACGTAGTGAACAACCTCATCGCTGGCAAGCACTACAGCCTTGCTAACAGGGTTCCAACGAGTGACTGCGATACGGCTCTTGTATTTGGCTTTAATCTGCGCCAACGAGACGAGCTTCAGGTCAGGCGCGATCCAATACTGCGGGTAGACCACATTTGAATTGGCCCTCAGGTGCTTCTCCCAAACCGGCTTCACCAAGGACTGATACACATTACGTGCAACGTCAGATGTAATAATTCCCGCAACCCCAGCGCCTACACCTATAGCGGTTAAGGGCACAGACAAGCTCGAAGCTCCGGCGAGAATGGTTACACTGCCCAACACCCCAGCTACATTTCCTACCAAGCTGATAACATCCCCCACTTGGAAAGTGCCATGATTACGGTACTCTGCGGTAATTTTCAGAAAGACCGTAGTGCCCGCCAGCAGATTGGTTTTAATGTTGAGAAAGGGCGTGAATCCTGCGGTCAATTTGACGATCGAAGTCACTCCCGCCACTGCGGCGCCAGCCTGTGCAGCCTGATTGACCAAAGCAAAGCCACGTTTATCACTATTGTACTGGTCAACCAGCGACGTCCCCGCGACGCCAACACCAATGGGTTTATCGACATACCCAAGGATGATTTCCACTTTCTTTCCCATGCCCTATCGCTCCTTGATAATGGTCTTGAACGCCACACTCATGCGCAGCCGGTTACAGCTTGCCGCTGGCGCCCTAGCAGCGTGCGGTACTTCACCATTCATGACGACAACGCGCCTTGGCTTGGGCTGAACCGTCATGACGATGCTGTCCTTGTCATCGTCGTAGAACACTAGCTCGCCACCCCAGCAGCTTGCCCAGTGGTCATTACAAAATACGATGACGCTTTGTCCCGGCTCCTCGGGAGTGTTGTCCCGGTGAATTGGTCCGTCCTGCGCACTGGTCTGACCATTGGCATAGACACCTAAAAGAGTAGCGTTGGGCATATGCGCCGCTTTGATACGCGCCCAGAAGTCGGCAAGAAAACCCCAGCCGGGCCGCTCGCGTAACTCCTGCTCACAATCCTCCAGTTCGTTTCGCCGTGAGCCTGCAATGAAACTGTGCCAGGAGGGCCGCTCAAGTGGTCCATACGGATAGGGCCAGCCATATCGCCAGATAGACTCACTCAGTTTTTGATGGAGCTGGGCGTGATCTTCTGCACTAATACCTTCATCGATCACGCAGATATCCCTATAAGCAATTACACCACTCATTCTTCGACTCTCCTTTGTCGTCAGATTCCTGGTACGGGATCTGACAATAGAGAGCATTGCTTTCAAGGGGCATAGGGAAACCTCACCAGAAGTTGGGTGTTCCTTCCCTATGCCTGGATAAAATCAGCATGCTCAGGTGCCCTACCCTTGGCCTGCGCCTTGCCTGCCTTGCCACCATTGCACTGCACCGTGGTGCGCCAGCCGGAGCTGGTGAACACCTGCTCCACCGACTCGATCAGGTACAGGCCATCTAGCCCGGCGATAAAGCCCGTGGCCTCGATGCTGCGCTCGGCAAACAAGTCGGTGCGCCCGGGCATGTCCAGGCGCACGCTGGCAGTGGCGCGATTGAAGCTGGCCAGGCGTGCCTTGGCGGCCTGCTCGGCAGCGTTGCGGTTGGGGTAGACATGGCGATCGGTGTGCACCGGCTGATCACCCGGCGGCACCTCGCTGTTGTTCAGCTCGACCACTTGCAGGGCGCCGCTGGCACTGTCCTGGTGACGCGTACGCACCGCTTTGTGGGCGTGTTTGTTATCCAGCCTGAACTGCCACTGGCTCACCGCGCTGCGTTCAAGGGTAACCACCCCCAGTGGCTTGCCACTGGCGCTCTGCCCGGCTTGGCGGGGAAGCACCAGCAGTTGGCCGTTGGCAAGCTTGGCGGTACAGTCGTACAGACGTGCCAGGCGGGTGATGAAATTGAGATCCGACTCACTGTATTGATCGACCCGGTCGACGTGGCTGAGCACCGGGCACACGGCCTGCCAGCCGTTGCGCGCGGCGATCTGGGCGACGATCTGTTGCACTGAGACGAACTCCCAGCTGCCGCTGCGAATGGTCTTGCCGCTGCCGCACAGGTCACTGGCCTTGCCACGGATCACCAGGCTGTCGGGCGGGCCGGACAGCTCTACCTCGTCGACCGTATAGCGGCCCAGGCGAGTCAGTGGCTGTCCGGCGTACCCCAACTGCACCTCGATCGAGGCCCCCCGCGCAGGCAGGGCCACGGCGCCATCGCGGGCATCGATGCGCAACTCGAAATCATCCGATTCCATGCCCGGTTTATCCGTGGTGCGCAGCAGGAGCAGGCGATCGTTGATCAGTGCGGTGATGTCGAGACCGTCGGCGACGATGCGAAAGATCGGTTGCATGGCAAGACTCCTCTATCAGTCCCACAGCAGCAGCGTGCTGCTGGTTTGCGCCGCCAGGGCTGGCAGCCGGATGAGCACACCGGCGCGAAACGGTTGGGCCTCGTCTGCCAGGCCTTGATTGGCGGCCAGCACGGCCTCCAGCGTGCCATTGAGATGGCCGTAGTAGTGGTGGCAGAGGCTATCGAGCAGATCGCCCTCAGACGTCATGCAGGTCTTGGCCATAGCTGACGAACTCCAGTGAGAATCCTTGTTTGCGTGGAATACCGCCGGCCAGCAAGCTGGCCTGGTCTTCCTCGATACTGGTCAAGCACCAGGTGCCAAGCACCTCGCCGTAGCCGGTGATCAACGACAGCGGCAGCAACTGGCGGCCAATACCGCGCAAGGTCTGCAGCTGGCCCAGGCCACCTTTGAAACCAGGGAAGATCGCACCACGAATGCTGATGGTCTCCTCGCCGCGGCTGACCGCCTGCTGCGCGTTGTCGCGGCTCAGGCGCTCCTGGCCGGCCCAGCGAAAACGCGTCTGCCGGCGTAGTTGATCGAACGCGGCGGTATCGAGGTTGAAGTAGTACGGTGCAGCGCCAGGCTTGAGTGGTTGCAGCACCAGCAGGTGGGGAAACGGTTTGATCGCCTGCGCCGCGGGTGTGGTGTCAGGCGCAAAGCCCAAGGTCGACAGCGCGTCACTGACCGTCGTACGCACCTCGCCCACCACCCGACGAATCGCCGCTCCCGCCTTGCCCGCATGTTCGGCAAAGCTATCGATGCGCTCGCGCACTTGGCGTACCACGGCGAGCGTCTGGTCATATTTGCCAATCGCCTTGTCGACCCTGGCCTGGGCTGCGGAGATCGCACGCAGGGTGCGCTGCAGCCGCAGTCCAATCGCCGGCCCGACCACCGGCAGGCCTTCAAGATCGGAGGCCGCACTCTGCACGTGATCGATTGCCTGGTTGAGCGGGTCAAGCATGGCATCGGCACGCTGGCGCCCGGCCTCCCCGGCCTTGACCAAGGCATGCAGCCCGGCTTGTAGCTGTTGCAGGTAAGTCATGAAGCGTCCTCAGGCAACGTGGGGGGTGTCGGCCAACTGCACCGACTGCGCCCGCTCCATCAACTCGCTCAGGGTGCGCCGGGCAATTGCCTCCATTTGCTGCAGCACCGAGGGGTCATCGAGGGTGGTGTTCAACGTCAGGGGCATGTTGGCGGTGAAGGTGAACTGCTGATTGATCGGCGGGCGGGGGCTGGTTGCTGGAGTCGGCACTGTCGTAGCGGGTATCGATGGCTGCTCAGTGGCGGTATCCAGCCTGCGCGCCGCCTCACCCACGGAGGTAGGTGCCTTGCGCTGCTCGCTGACAGGGGCTGGTGGATTTTGGCTGGAACCCATGGACAGGGTTCTGGCCAGCCAGCCGCCGACGCTTTCTCCGCCCATGCTGCCCAGCGCCCCACCGATCAGGCCTCCGATCGCCGTACCAATGACGGGCACTACCGAGCCGATGGCGGCGCCGGCTGCGGCGCCGGCCAGGGTGCCGCCCAGCCCACCCACGGCAGCGCCGTAACCTTCGAGCTTTTCTTGCGAGCTGCCTTCACTGCTGAAGGTTTGGGCAATCTGCAGGCCGGCATCCACCAGGGCGCCACCTGGGACACGCTTGAGCAATCCTTTTGCCAAGGGGCGCGCGCCACTGACCGCCTTGAACATCGATGGCTGGCCTGGCACAGGAGACTGGCTGCCTGCACCAGGGATTCTGGGCACATGGGTTTGTTGCATAGATTGCGCCGGGATGATGTCGCCAGCGGCAGTATCGCTGCCCATCTGCGCAAGCCGGTTTGGCGCAGCAGAGCCAAGCCGTGGGCTGCTTGAAGCGTTGTTTCGGTTAGCCTCACCGGTAGGGGTAGCATCTGCGAAGACGCTTACTGGCGGTTGCGCAAGCGCGTTGATCGAAGTGGAGTTCTGCGCCCGTTCCTGCTCTTGGCCGCCCTCCTGGTCTTCGATTTCTTCCTCCTCCTCCTCTTCTTCTATTGCCGGTCCGGGTGTGTCCGTTTGCTGTCCTTCAGCAACCCGGGAAAGTGATGTCGGCACTTTTCCTGGGCCTTGCGCTGGATCAGGCGAATCCTTGCCAGCAAAAAATTCGTAGAGACTCTCACCGGCCATGCCACCGAGCTTCTCCCCGACGTAACCGCCGACCAACTCGCCGATGTCGTCAGCCTTTTTCTTGCCGATCACGCCACCCAGTGCGGCCCCTAGCAGGCTGCCGCCCAACTCACCCAGTGCGCCGCCAACCCCCTTGGCGGTCTCTTTGCCGTTTTCAGCAAAGGCCAACGAGTCAACGACTTTCAAGCTGGCTGAAGCCGCAGCCATGTTGCGCCTGCTTTTTACCGCTTCTGTGGCTCGCTGTTGTTGATCAGGTGAAAGCTTCTGGTAAGCCTCGTACCCTCCCCAACCAGCGGCGACTGCGGCGCCCGTGGCAGCAGACAAGGTCAGTCCGGTCTTGAGGGCTTCGAAGCTTGACCCCACCAGGGGCTGCTCCGTGTGCTTGGCAGTCGTCGCAGTGCCATCGTTCGGCGCTGAGGCGGGGGCAGACGTTGCTGCATATGCTGCCTTGGTCTGGATCGCTACAGGCAGCGGCATGGGGATCTGCCACGGGCCAGGCGCAATCAGCGCCTGGCGTGCCAAGATCTGGTAGCGGCGCTGCAAGCGCTCGACGGCAGCGGCCTCACGCTCGAGCCTGTCGATCTGCGCCTCGTGCGTTTGTGCCTGGTCAATCGCCAGCGCACCCTCCACTTGACCGGTCTTGTCCAGTTCAAGCCCCAGGCGAAACACCTCTGAGCTGATCCGCCCTAGGCGGATGCTATCCGCTTGCTTGCGCAGCGGCGCCAGCCGTTGGCGCAGCAGGTCAAAGGTGATGCCCAACCTCTGAGCAAGCGTGACGGCGGTGCCGAGCGCGGATACTTGTGTATCGGCCATCCGTTCCTCCTTTTACTCCGAAAGCCACCAGACCATGTCGCTGTGCGACATGGTCATGATTTCGCTCGCGGAAAAGTTCAGCTCCTTGGCCAGCCGCTTGGCAGCGGCTTTCTGCCGGGCCGGGTCAAAGCTCGTCGTCCTGCACCAGGCGAAAGTAGCCGCTCTGCAAGCGGCTGTAGTCTTTCAGGGCCAGGCCTTCGAGGTCCTTGACGCCGACCTCGGCCAGCGAGGCGAACAGGTTCAGTTCACGCTGCTCGTCATCGCCCGCGCCACCCGCTTGGGCATTGCGGATGTCACGCACAGTCGGCGCACGCAGCGACAGGCTGTCGACCTGTACGCCGTTGGCTTCGCTGGCACGAGACAAGCGCACCGTCACCCGCTCAGCGTTCAGGGTCAGCCATTGCGGAAGCTTTTTCGCTTGAGCCATGTCGGTTCTCCTTACAGGCCAAGGGCTGCACGTTGCGCGGCCAGTTGGTCGACACCGTCGATCACGCGCTTCATGCCCAGGGCATCGATCTCGTAGACCAGGCGGCCATCGACTTCGAGTTTGTAGTAGGTGACGGCGACGCTGTGCTTGATCTCGGCCTTGTCGCCAGATTTCCAGTCGCCCATGTCGACTTCCTTGAGCGCGCCACGCAGGGTGACCACCACTGGATTGATCTTGCCCTTGAGGCCCTTGAAGGCGCCGCGGAAGGTGCCGTTGAAGGCACTGGCATCGGCCAGGCCGAAGAACTTCAGGGCTTCACGGCGCACACCGGTCGTGGTGAACGCGGCTTCCTGTTTCTCCATGCCCTGGTCCATCTCGACCGGCATGTCCATGCCGCCGGGGCGGTGCTCTTCCATCTTCAGGGTGAGCTTGGGCAGAGTCAGGCTGGGCACGTCGCCCTGGAAGCTGACGCCATCGACGAACAGGTTCAGGTTGGCCAGTGTTTCA